ATTTCTGAGGGCTATTTCTCCAGGAGGCATTTTAGGGGGTATTTCTTCTCTCTCAATATATAGCTAAGAAAATAATTTGGGATAATTTTTCATGTCCTGTAAATTTTCATCTTTCCCCAGGACACACTCTCACGAAGTGGGTGCTATTACGTAACGTTTTGTCTATATTTGTGTATTATCATTACATCCATGAAATTCGTAAGGTTTCGTGTATGCTTCGCGGTGCGTGGGTTCTGGATGATCACAGAACTGGGGGAGGTATAAGCCTCGATCAGTTCTGTGATCATTGCACTATGGTGTCCTGTTTACTTATGTCTTTCTTCATCCAGAACCGCATCAAATTGAAATAGGTAATCACCATGCATCACCCATCTCGCTTTGATATCACCAAATCCCCAATCCATAATTCTATAAACTAACGCACGGTGTCTCTTCGATATGAATACCCATTCATAATGTCCCGGTTTATTCATATATAAATCCCTTCGAATGTATCTCATTATATCCCCATTTCCCAGATCACCCATCGTATTTTTAGAAAACCGCTGTATCCCGGGTGTGCGCTGGTCTTCGGGTCCGAAGAAGTTTTCTCTAGTCATGCATTTACATGCAAATCGCATGAATTCTTCTAGAGTATCCTCTTCCATATATTATATTATATAATTTTACGTGTATGACTTATAGTGGGCATTCGCGGCCTGTTTAATCTTGTTATCATTAAAATCGTTTAGAAGTAGGTTATTTTCGTATTCATATTTGCTACGGTTTTCATCCTTCGCACGAGATATCTGTGATAACATTCTATACATATCGCCACATCCATCTTTTGGTGAGTCGTCTGCTAAACAATCCGCACCATATTTACCGATTGAATTAATACCACCAAGTGCATTCGCTATTACAGGTTCTGTAACACTACAGAATTGAGAACTATCTATTCTCATTTTTCTATTATTCGCGACACTATAATACCATCCACTCGTCGATACGAGCCATATATCGTTTGCCCCAAAATTAGCGACAAGAGCATATCCATGGTTCGTATTATTGAAATTGTATAACTCTTCCGTAGAATCTGCAGCCGTTCTATTATAATATGTATAATCTTTTATAGGTTTTGTAGTATCATTAACACTATCATACTTGTAACCCTTCACACACTTCTCTTCGTATTTGGGTCTGTTGTTTCTATCACGACCGGCATACATTCGACGTTTATATGCACAGTTATCAAGTGTCTTATTCGTTTTCTGTTGGTATGACGTACCGTCATGACTTTCCCCGCGCGCTTTTTGTTTATGAATTAATGAGAGTTTACCACCCGCTTCGAGTTTATATAGTCCATCTTTTACCAAAATCTTATGTTCGACCCATCGCCCATACCGCCTTATCTTTTTCAATATATACGTTTGACTATTATTTTTATCATACACAACAAATCCCTGCTCGTTACTAGTATGGGCCTCTCTACCATCCCTTTTCCAGGGGGTACTCCTATACCCATATCTTTGCGCTCCGTTTATTTTCGATTCATCAACCCCACCCACGTTTCTGATCGAAAATGTACCATTCGCACCGAAAGTCCCCTGTTTAATATGATTCGGGAGGTTAATAGATGTGAAAGCTCCTGCATACATTTCAGGATTTCCAGTAGCATTTTCACCACGGGACAACATTATTCCATATAAATCCGGTGCTAACGGCCATTTAGTTTGTTTGATCGCGAAATCGTATGGAAGATTGTTTCCAAAATATTTTTTTGATATAGAATCCTTTCTCTCCACTCTAGTTATACCCACGTAGGGTCTCGAAGAGCCGAATAACCACCGAGATTTACAATAAAATATCTCCCGTGGTATTTTATTAGCTTCGGCAACCATGGCTTTGAACACCTTTTCTGCTTCGATATTATAATCTTTTCTCGCTTTATCCCACGCAACCCTTTTATCAGCTACGTTCTTATCGTATCTTTCCTTACCCGCCTTGCTCGTAACGGATGATATAGTCTTAACCCGTACCTCATATCTTTTGCGTGCCCTAGATTCTTCCCGTGCGAACCCAACTAATTTTTTGACTTCCTGTTTGTTCGCGTCAACCATCGCGTCGATAGCATCGTGTCTAGCTCTCGTTTTAGCATTAATCTTTGCAGTATACTCCTGACACGACATAAACGGCTCACATGGAACCTTTTTTACCGTTTCAGTTGGACACGACGATTTACCGGGATCCGTTGGTTCTTCGATAATATTTAACCATTCTTTCGTATACGGATCACACGGTGTACATATTTGGGGGCCGGCGAAATTGACATACTTTTTCATAGCTTGTTGATCGGATTTTCTATGCTTAGCGCGTTCCACAATTTCACGGGATACCTTATACTCAATCTTACCTTCTTTATTTGTTCCAGGAATCAGTGTTTCTTTGAATGTTGGTGTAGTTGCCTTTGTCCACGGACCCAATCCGGATTTGATAGTACTACTGTACTGATACTTACAATCTTTACGAAGAGAATTCAAAGCGGCCTGTTTTGCCTTTTCCCTTTCGATCAATCTTTGCATCTGTTTCATTTTGGATTCTTCCATCTTTTCTTGAAAATTTTTAATATATTTTAATCTAGATTCTTCCGCTGCTCTCGCATTAGCCTGTTTTATTTGTTCTGCCATTGGAAGATTTTGGTCAATACCAGTCATATCTACCGTGAGTGTATAAAGATGACCACCCTTTCCCATACATTTACCAAGATTCTCCGATTCCGGATCCTGTAGGGTATCGTGTTCACATATATCACCCTTCCACGTAAACCCATCGAGGTTATCACAAAACGTTTTGTCTACAGGGATTCTGGTATACGATCCATCCGGCAACACGTCTCCATCTTTGATACCCAATTCGACCAAAGTCTGTCTCCACGCCTCTTTCGGATCTGAAGTCCACTTTATAGCACCTGCCATAAATTGGTCCATAAAATGTTCCGTTTTTGGGAAAATCGAGTCGACCATTTTTCCAAGTTTAGATCGAGTAGGAGGTAATTGATACCTTTCCAGGCCGAGCCCCGAGGCTGCCGCCGCAATACCGCTAACACCTTGAAACTCTGTGTCGTTAGATTCGTAATATGATCTAGAAATTTCCATAACCTGTTTAGCAAACGTCCACACATATTTAAATTGACCCACTCCATCTGTATCTATAGTTTCTATCGAAGGTGTTTCCGCCCAACCTCCTGCCGAGGTTTTCGGTTGGCCATCGACTGTAATATTATTTATAGTTGGTGACTGACCCGGGGCAACGAGTGCCATATTCACAGGAAACCTGTGTGTTTTGAGAGTGCATCCGTCATCATCGCCTTCACATGCATATCCCTCATCATTCATTCGAGAGTTGATAGTTATTCGAGGCTGAAGAAGGAACATGTCTCTCGAACCACTGGGAGAGTCTTCGGTAGGCGTGTAGGTCGCAAGTTTTCGAAGGTGTATCATACGATCGGGATTCCCATACCCTTTGGATTTCTCGCTTTTTATATCCTCGTGAGTAGCGTGAGAATACATTTCCTTTATTTGGTCATCGGTCATTTTCCAAAATGGTATAAGTTCCGGTGGTTTTTGAATACAAAAAAATCTAAACATCGGGGGTACCTGTTCTACGGGGGCTGCTGCTGCAGCGTCACTTTCTGCTTGAGCACTTTCTGCTGCTGCGGCGTCACTGTCTGCTTGAGCACTTTCTGTCGCATCGACATCAGCTGCCGCTTGAGCATCTTGAAGCGCCTGTTGCTGTTCAGTTTGAGCGACTAAATCATCGGCGGCGGCTTGTCCATCTTCTTCGGATTGTCTCACCCTTTCCCGCTCCTCTTCTTCCAGTAATTGCTGATTCGCTTCGTATTCTTCCGTTTCAGCCTGTATCTCTTCCTGTCGTAAGCCTTCTAACTCCTCTGTTTCAAGTCTTAACTCTTCTTCCAGTTCCGCTTGCTCTCTTTCCATTTCTTCATATTCCTCTTTAGCTTCTTCTAGTAAAATTCTTTGTTCTTCTTTTTGCATATCAATTTCTTCCCTTTTCTCTAATAAAAACTCGGCCTCTTCGGCATCCATTTCTCTTTGACGACGTTCCGCCTCCGCCTTTAATTGAGCTGCTTCGAGTTCCGCCTCTTTTACTTTCTCCATTTGCTCAGCCATACGGTCAGCTTCCATAGCCTCGGCCTCGATCTGCTCCTGACGAGCGTTTTCCATTTCCTGAGAGATTCGTAACTCTTCCTCTCTTATATTCTCGGCGATCTCTATAGCCCTTTGTTCTGCACGTCGTTCGATATCCTTAGCTTCTTCTATAGCCGCGAGTCTTTTTTCTTCCATCTCCGCTGATGCAGCTTGTAATTCAATTCGTCGCTCTTCCTGTAATTGTTCCTGTTTTAAAGTAGAGTCTGCTACGATTTTTTGTTGTGCAAGTAGTAAAGCCTCACGCTCTTTCCGTTTTGCTCGAACAAGTTCGAGCCGTTTAGCAGCTTCCTCAGCTTCAGCTTTTTCTTGAAGCTTCGCTTGTTCGGCCTTTTTTTCTCGTAATTTACGAATCGCGGCAGCTCTCATATCCGTTATTCTCTGTTCCGCCGCTGTAGCCATCTCTTCGGCTTCTAGCCTAGCCTTTTCAGCTTGCTTACGCATTTCTTCAGCTTCTTCGTTTTTCACCCGCGCCTGGTTCTTTAATTGAAGCTTGTGTTCCGTTTCTTCTTTTTCCAGTCTAACTAGACTATCCACGGCATCGCCGATTTTTTGTTTTACGATTTCTACGTCTTTAGATTTTTCCACCACCCCTTCGAGTATAACACTCTCTTTAGTTTCCATGTAAATTTGTATCTTTTCGAGTTTTTCCATAACACTCTTCTCAGCCCTCTCGACTTTATCTGCAGCATGATCATGCATTATTTTTTTTACCGCGACGATCTCTTTCTTTCTTTCCAATTTCGATAAAGATTTTGGAATATCAATCAAATCTGGGTCCTTTTGTGTATTACTTATACTCACCTGCACAATGATGAGTATAACTATTACTACAGCTAACAAAATGGTAGACTGCATATTGAAATATACTGAGAAATTATTTTTTATTAAACTTGGGTGAATATCTATTTCCCATCATGAAATGATCCGGTCGATTCATGATTTCATTTCTGGGTTCAATTGGATCCTCCTTTTTTATACTCGGTCTCGTTAAATTATATATACCGAGTGCTATAACAAATGATAACATTCCAACGCCTCCTAACATTTACTTTACGTTAATATTTTAATCCTTCACAGTGACCCTCGCAGTTTCGTCATACAGGGAAGATTTGAATGCTGCGAGTTTAGATCTCAGCGTGTACCCAGATGGTCCATTCGTCTCAAATAATATAGGGTTAACAGTGTTAGGGTCAAACATATCCCCGTGCGTCTCACATAAGAGACATCTCGTCTTAGGAATCTCTCCAGGTGCGTGAGTATGCATCTGTTGTGGTCTTTTCTTATTACGCTTAGTCTTCTTAACAACGGGGGGGTTGTCTGGATCATGGCGCTCACAATGCGTCTTACCGTCTAGACACTTGTTTCTACACGGGTTACCTCGAATGTTGATACCCGTGCAGCACTGTTTCTTCGCCCGGGGAGCTTTAACAGGTTTAGGAGGTTTCAGGGGTTTAGAGTGCACCTTACACGTTTCAACTCCTTCGATGCAAAACTTACGACACTGTGTACCCTTCGCAGTAATAAACGGACAACGGATTTTGACGGGTTTTTCTTTTTTTGGTTTTACTTGTTTCTTGAGCTCGACAACTTCATCTTGGAGTTTCCTATTATCGCGAACGACTTGTCGAAATACACGGGCGATTTCATCCAATTTTCCCGCGTGTTCAGTTCCGACACTGGTTGCAAGTAAGGTGAGACTCGCGAGTGCTGTTTTCGGATCGAGTGTGGGAGGGCACGGCATACAATGTTCGAATTCCATAGTGACTTAATAATCGAATATACGCTCGCGACTTAGGTGTAATTTTTTTATAGAACGAATATAAGATGGTACTCACGTTACAAGATCTACCCAAGAAAACTCAATATATTGTGATAGATTCTGATTACGTCGATGGTACAAACAATGAATTCACGTTTAATCTCTCACTCGAATCTAATACACACGCTGAAAGCATTTCCCAGGTGATAGGACTCAAGCTCGTAGACTTTTACATAACCCAGGTGGGAGAATCAAATCCCGTCAACGATACCACAGCCAGTAATGTAGCAAAGTATGTGGACGTGGTATGCCCAGATGTTCCACAGAAGGCACAGATGCTCGATGAGAGGCATGGTCAGATTTTAGCTAGGATACCTTTGGAACGTCACTATGATTATGGGTCACAAACCGTGATACGAGATAAACAATGGAAATCGTTCAAGCGTAAAACAAACTATTTTAACCCAATATCTATCCAAAAATTACATTTCAATTTATACGAACACCAAGATGACGGGGGATACCACGCACTTCAGTCAGATTCTAAATGGTACATGGTACTCGAAGTGACCTCTGTTGATGTAGAAGAAAAACCGATTAACCGTGAAGCACAGATCCTAGAAGCTCTGTACGCGCTCATAAACAAGATCGAGAAGTTACACCAAAGCGTTAAACGGTTACCGAATAAGGAAGAAGCTGAGAAGATTATTGAAGTCACGAATCGGAAGAAATTTTCATTCAACTATGTCCTAGGTGCATTTTGTATGTTGCTCATAGGGTATGTATATTACGTCAACAAAATTAGATCCAGTTTCATACCAAGTCCAATTTAAAATCTATAGATAATGTAATAGAATGACAACAATCTTATTATTTATTTTGTTGGTCATCATCGCTGTGGTAGCGATGGTTATCGTCAATCAAAATAAAGCAGAATTAGGATCTCGAGCAGAGGACATACTACTCGAACAGGCTCGCGTGGCTGAGTTAAAAGCCGAACTCGAACAGGTTGGAATCCAGGAACGTGAAGGACTCGCCACCCTACGGCTAGAAAT